TCTGAATTTAGATTATCTTTAATATTTAATGCATCAAATTTTGTTAAAATATTTGATAATGTTTGTAAAACATTTGTGTCATCATAAATTGTATCTTGTGTTTCGATTGTTTCAGTAGAACCATCTGCTCTTGTTAGAATAATATTTCTGCCTTGAGCTCTTAATGCATTTCCTGCTGATAATAATTGTCTATTTGTAGACAAATAATCTAATTTGTCTTTATAAGATTTATTAAAATTATATTCTGATAATTCACCATCTTTTATTTCATATGTAGTATCAGTAAATTTTGCATTTGCAGGAATTGCTGATTTATCTAATTTTAAATCTAATGCTGTTTGTGTTAATCTTGATATTGGTTTATCAATATCAGAAGTATTTTCTACATTTCCTAAACCTATTTGTTGTGGCGTGACATGGTGCGGATTTGTTGCTTCATAATGTTCTTTTAATTCTTTTTTAATAGCACTTGATAATGGTTTATCATTATCAGAAGTATTATCTACATTTGATAAACCTACATCTATTTTATCTAAATGTATTTCACCTTGTCTAGAATTTATTGAAATAACAGAACCTTCATGTTGTCTCCAAACTATAGATCCATCTTCATCTAATGCACCATATTCATGCGTATCTGTTGCATAAACAATCTCACCTTCTATAGGTTTATTGTTATCTTTTTCAAAAAAAGATTTAACATTTCGTCTATATAAAATTCCAGTGTTTGCCATTTCTTCTCTTCTTTGGATTTTTAATTTTGAATTATTTATCTTTTTGGCAAACAAATAAATGAACAATTTTAATAATAATTTTTTGATTTTCATGTTTTAATTTATTTATTTTAAAGCAATTTAGATAAATAATTCAAAAAAGAAGGTCTAAATGGTTCAATATTATTGGAAAGCAACATTACCTCCAGAATTAGCTAAGAATTTCTCAAAAATATTTATCGATAAAACCTCATCACAGATTATTGCAGAGATTTTATCTTTAGAAATTCCAAAATATTTAGAAGGTTTAGCAAGACAAGAAGACATTTCAAATCAATTATCTACATTTGCTAAAACAGATACAGTAAATAATAGATTTGAAACACAAAATACAGCAATTAATAATCAAAATATCAAGATTAAAGATATTACTGCTAAATCAGAGTTATTAAAAACAGAATTATTAACTAAATTAAATGAAAATTTACAAAAAATTCAAGAAAATACATTAAATTTAGCTAATTTAGATAGTAAAGTTGATTTAAATAGAGTAAAAGATCAGACAGAATTAGAAACAGAAAAAACTACATTAAATAATAAAATTGATACATTAATTACACAATTAAATAATAAAATTGAAGATTTAAAAATTGAAAACGCTAAAGAATTAGATAAAAACAATAAAGAACAATTAAAAAAGTTAAATGATATTTTAAAAAATTCTACAGAATTAACAGAATTATTAACATTAGAAGACATTAATACAAATGAAAAAATTAATAAATTAAAAGAATATGTAAAAAAATTAGATCAAAAAGCAGAAGAAATTAAAAATGTTTTAACATCAGATGACATTGATATCGATAAATCTATTTTAACAGTTCAGAAAAATATTAACACATTATTGACAACAATTAACAAATCTTTAACAAATTTAGATGCAAAGAAACAAGAGTTTAATGCTAAAATAGACGAAATAACTAAAAAATTAAATTCATTAGATAATAATTCAGATTCAGATATAATTAAAAAATTAAATGATTTAAAAAGTTCAATAGATGAAAAAATTCAAACATTTACAACTAAATATAATAAATTATTATTAGATAAAGAATCAGATATTAGAAATGCAATTGAAACATTTGAAAATAATTTATCAGAAGCAATTAATAATTCAAAATTAAGATTAGAATCAGATTTAAACACTAAAAAAACTAATTTAGAAGCTAAATTAAATGAATTAGATACAACAGAAAATAAAATTAATGAATTAAATACTAAATTACAAAAATATTTAACAGATCATAACATTGCATCTATTGATGATTTAATTAATTCTTTAGAACATGGATCAACAGCAGAAACACCTGAAATTCTAAAAGATCCTAAAGTTATTGAATTCTTAAATTCAATTAAAGAATCACAATTAGGTGAAGAAAGAAAAATGTGGTTTGGATCTCAAAAGGATTATGATAAAATTCAAACAAAATCAAATAATACTTTATATTTTATTTATGAAGCAGATGAAGCAGGACAAATAACAGATATATGGGCAAATTATTTTCCAAATGATATATCAAAGTATAAAACAGAAGCTGAAACAACATATTTTGATAAATTTCGTGTTGATACAATAACAGCAACAGACAAAGTAACACTTAGAATAAGACTTCTTGATGATGATCCTAGAAGTTTAAATAATGTATCTGTCATGCTTGATGGAACTGAAGAACAATTTACATATAATTCCGAAAATTATTGGATTATGACCAAAGATTATCCTTTAAACGGAAAAACTGTAGATGAATTAGATCATGAATTAAGATCAAAAGCATATTGTGTTCATGTTTATGCGAGTCCATTAGATTATGGCAACCATGATTCTTATTTCTTTATCAATAAAAAAACTATTCCAGAAGATTTAGATTATTATGTATATCCTAGAGCAATGGGTAATGCTGTTGAAGGCAGAAAAACGTGGCAAACAGAACTATTATATTATTCTACAACACCAGCCATTGATTTTGGTTGCAAGGCAGCAACATTTTATATGAAAGATTCCGGTTTAGGTGGTTTAGATTTAGTGTTTGATTATAATGTTTCAGATTTTGAAGAAAAATTTAAACATAATCTTAAATCAATGAAAATAAAAATAGATTCAGAAGAACAAATATTTGATTTATTAGAAATGTCTAATGGACCTATAAGTGTAGATAATCATGTAATAGATTTACATATTTCAAATTATCCATCTAATCCATCACAACATGTTTACAATTTTGGATTTTTAGAAAATGTTTATGAAATTACATTTACCGATGTTAATAATATAGAATATAAATTTAAAACAGAATTGACTTATAAATTTGATAACAATAATCCAATTCCGATGACTAAAACTAAACTAGATTATAAATTTGTAGATAATTCTAGACAAGCAACTAGAATGACTCCATATGGTGTAGATAGATTATGATAAAGTTTAATAATAAAGAAATTAATGATATTTTTTATCAAGGTAAAGAGATAACAAAGGTTTTTCATGGAGAAAAAATAGTCTATCAAAAAACACCAAAAAAGATAGACTATTCTGTCGTGTTTAGAGATATAACCTTTATTAAAAACGAGTCAGAAGATTCTGATCATGGTATAATAACAATTACTAAATTAAAAGTTAAACCAGAATTTGTAGACTCTTTTGTTAATTTAACTACACCAAACAATATTCACGAAAGATGGGAAGAACATGAAACGGTGCCAGCTAATCACTTGTGATAAATTAAAATTATTCTTAAAAAATAAACAACAATCTATAATGTATCATGTTATAAGAGCAGAACATAATTTTAAAATAAAAGAAGATAAAGAAATAGAATATAGACAAGATTTCTTACATTTAACTCAAGAAGCATATTCTGAAGAAGAATTTACTAAAAAAGGCGGTTATGATAAATTACCAGAAACTTTATCTTATGCTTTGAGAGGTATTGTTCAAATTATATTAAAAACAATTAAAAGAGTAAATTTAGATTCAGTAAAATTAAAAGTTGGTTCAGATATTTATACTGATAAACAACAAGCATTAGATCACATAAATGGTCTTGAATTTCGTGGTCAATATTATAACGTTAATGATGTTTGGTCAGCTTCTTATAGTGTAAATTTAGAAGGTTTAGAAACAAATTATTTAAAAATATATGGTGTAGAAGGTAATAACACAACAGTAACAGCAAAAATTGAAGATTTACATTATAATATGACTACTTCAGCTCTTGGTAAATTTACTGATGTTGGTTTACATTTCTGTGTAGAAATTGGAACATCTGAAAATCCATTATATGTAAGTGTAGATATAGAAGCGCCTTGGAGAAATAATATTGATAAAGAATTTTTTGAAGATCCAACGTATTTGATAAGATTAAAATTAATAGATGAACCACACACATTAGGCATAAATATTAATTATGCACCAAAAACAACATTATAAAGGAAAAATATGGCAATAGCATGTATATTTAGTTTTTTATTGGGTGTTTTGTGTTGCCCTTTAATAATATTCTTGAGAGCAAGAAAAGATCCAGCTTGGGATAAAAGCAATATGTTTAATATTTATAGAGTAATAGCCCATCTTGCTTCTCATCCATCAGATTTTGGTAAGATGTATTACGATAATGGTTTTAAACCATTTTGGTATATTGATGATGATGAATATTCTGAGGTAACAAAAACACGACCTAGATAAAATAAAGAAATTTTGATATAATATTTTAAATTATTTAAAGGAGATTTTAAAGTATGTTATCTACAATTGATAAAAAGTATTTTAAAATGTGTTGTCCAGATATTGGAAAAGACACAGATTTGGATATTTCGGCTAAATGTGTTGTTTGTGGAGATTCTAAAACAGGAAGAAAACACAGGTTACATTTATATGAAAAGGGTGGTCAAACATATGTAAAGTGTTTTAACTGTGATCTTAGCACTAATATGTTTGGATTTATTAAAACATATTTTCCACAATATTTTACACAATATAAAAAAGAAACCTTTTATTTAAATATTAATAATTTTAAAGATCAAAAAGAAGAAGAAAAAGATTTAAATATTACTTTAGATTGGAATAATGTGTCTAATTCTGACATCGCAGAAGTTGAAACTATTACAAATCACCAAAATGTTACAAATTGTAACACACCAAAATCAGAAACTATTACAAACGTTACCAATAGTAACACTTTTGAATATTTAGATCCTTCTATATTTCAGGATTTAACAATATCTACAAAAAAATATCTTAATTCAAGACATATTGATTATGATGAAAAATTTGGAAAATTTTATACTTTCGATGGAATTTTAAAAATTAAAGATAAAGAATTTGATTTAAGACATAAATTAATAATTCCTTTTTATAAAGAAAATAAAATAACTGGATTTTATTCTAGATCTATATATGAAAAACAATTTTTAACGTGTAATTTAAATGAAGGTTATAAAATCTGGAATTATTTTAATATTGATAAAGAAAAAGAAGTATATATTTTTGAAGGAATATTTGACGCAATAAGTTTTTATCAAATGTTTAATATAGATAATGTTATAGCTCTTTGTTCAAAAGATATTCCACAAGAACGATTAGATGAATTAAAAAAACCGGTTTTTTGTTTAGATTCTGATAAAACAGGTATTAAAACAATGTTAAAATATGCTTTAAAATATAAAGTTCAAATTCCAGATATAAGATTTAAAGATATGAATGAATTTTTAATTAATAATGTTAAACCTTTATTAAAAATAGATACAGGATTAAGAGCTGTAGTAGAATTGAAAAAACTTTTATGATTTTAAACATAACCTAAACTTATTTTGGTATTATTATCTTAACAAAACAAATTAAAGGAGATAAAGATGCTAAACGCTTACTTAGTTTTAGTAAATAAAGATAATACAGTTCAAGTTAGAACAGTAGAAAAAGATGTTGAACCTGAGAATTTAGGTTATGAATTAGAAACTAATTATTCTAATGAAAATGATATAAGAAACATATTTAGAAGTAAAGTTTCTTTTAATAGAGTAAGAAATGGAGCCTTTGAAACTAATTTTTTAGAAAAACAAGATTTAAACTTTAAAAGTTTAAATGAATTTTATGATTCTATAGAAGATGAAGATCCTTATATATATGTATATAAAGATAACAAATGGTTTCAAACACCAAATCACTTTGATGTTGCTGAAAAAATAGGTCAAAGATTAAATCTTTATAAAATCGGTTTACTAAACTAAGGAGAATAAGATGTCATTAAATAGATCTTTCGAATTAATCGCAATATCAGTTATAATTTTTTCAATATTTAGTTTAATATATTTACACATTTAAACTTAAATTAATTTTAAAATGATATAATTATTTTACAAAACAAATTAAAGGAGAACAAAATGAGCACAAGTTGTTTAATCGCTAGACCTAGCAAAGATAATAAAAGAATAGAAGTTACAAGAATTAACTTGGATGGATATCCAACAGGCGTAGGTTTTCAATTAGAAAACTTTTTTAATACACCAGAAAAAGTCGATAAATTGTTTACTAAAAGAGAAATTAGAAGATTAACAGAAAATAATGAAATAGAATATTATATGGGTCTTTTTGATTTATCTTATTCAGATTTTTCTATTTTAATTAATAAAATAGAAGATTCTTGTGTAGATTATTGTTATTTTTTCAAAGATAAATGGTATCAAGTTCCTATAAGATTTGATTTAGAAGAAGATCCTTCATTAGAAAAAGGACATTTATATCCAATAGGAACTTGGGGATATTAATTGATAACACCATAAAGTTTATAATATATGAAATATCAATAAATTTAAATCTTTTACAAGGATAAATAATTTAAAAAGGAGCACAAGATGCTAGATTATAAAATTATTCAACTTGTAAGAGACGCAGAAAATTCAGAATTTGCCAGAGAACAATTAAAAATGTATGGTTATTCAGATGAAGATATTCAAGATTTAATTGAAAAATATAACTCAGAAGGATTAGAAGTCAACGAATGTTAAATGTAGATGATTTTAAACCAAAAACAGATTTAATAGATGTTGAGATATTAGATGAAACAGATGTTTCAAATAATGTTGAAACAACAGTTCCTGAAAATTTATCAGGTATAATTGATCTTAAATTATTAGTTGAAGATTATAAAAATTTAAGAAATTTAGTTTTAGCAAATACAGCAACATCTAAAAAAGTTCTAGATTCATTAACTATAGAAATGTTTGCAAATGAAGTATGCACTCCAGAAATGGTAAGTTCTTATTCAACTTTATTAAAAACAATTAATGATTCTATGAAATTGATGACAAATTCTTATAAAGAAATTTCAGACGTTTTATTAAATATTCATAAAATTAATACAATAGATAAACCTAAAGAAGTTAAAGTAAAAAATGTTAATATTATTTCATCAGCTGAAGTATTAGATAGATTGATGAAGGATAAATAGTGAAAAGTATTATAGAATCTATGATAGAAATAATTTCAAATGGTATTGATATATTTTTAAAGTTTTTAAAGGAGATCAAATGAAAGAGAATTTATTAACAACTTTTTCTGAACCTGAAAAAAATTACATTACAGAAATTAATAATAAATATAATTCTATAATGAAAAATTTTAAAACAGGTTCTATAGAAGATCTATTAAAATCTATTTTAGAAATAAAAGTTAATGATGATTCTATTTATATTAAATTAAATAAAAATTTAATTATAGAATCAAATAATTTCATAAGTATTTCTAAAGATCAAAATATTCAATTAGCAAAGAGAATACATCTTAATCCAAGAGTTAATTAATACATTTAAAGGAGATTTGTGTTAATAAAAAAATTAAATGAATCTTATTTTATATGTTATAATTGTTCTCAAAATGATTTAGAAATAATAAGTTCTAGATTAAAAATAAAAAAAGATAAGATGATTTTTTTATCAAAAAAATTTAATTTCTATAATGAAAATGAAATATATAGACATTATTGGAAAAATTTAAATAATTATATTGTAATTCCTTATCAAGCCAAAGAATTATTAAAAGATATAATACAAAATTATGATGAATTTAATGTAAAAATAGATTCTGAAGAAGTAAAAAATTATTTTAATCAAATTAAAGATTTCCAACCATTTGAAACATATGATTTTCAAAAAAAAGCCATAATTGGTGCATTAATCAATAAAAAACATTTTATTCAAGCATGCACAGGTTCAGGAAAATCGGTAATAATTTCTTTAATCGTTAAAATTTTAATACAAAAAGGCTTAAAAGGATTATTATTAGTTCCAAATGTTTCATTAGTAAATCAATTTGACAATGATATAAAATCGTATAAATTAGATATAGATAGAAGATTAATTGGTGGAGATTTTAAAGTTAAAGAATATGATAAACCATTAACAATTTCAACATGGCAATCTGCAAGATTATTTAAAGATTCTTTAAAAGAGTTAGATTTTATAATTGTTGATGAAGCACATTCTATTGGTGGTAATGAAGTTTTTGAAATTGTTAATGAATGTTTAAATGCAGAATATAAAATTGGTTTATCAGGAACATTTCCAGATTTGCCAGAATCTAAATTATCTGCTTTAGTGTCTTTTGGATTTCCTAAAATTTATGTAAGAGCTAGAGATTTAATAGATCAAAAATTAGGAACAGAAATTATTATTAATAGATTACAATTAGAATATCCAGATATTATTAATCTAACTTGTAATGATAAAGATTCTAAAACTAACACTATTTCTAAAAATAGATTAGAATCAATAGAAGAATATTCTACACAATTAAAAAATCTTTTAAAATCTAAAGAAAGATTAAATTTTTTAACTGATTTAGCTATTAAAACAAATGGTAATACTGTTTTGTTGTTTGATAGAGTAAATTATGGATTAGAGATTTTTAATAATATATGTATTAAGAAAAAAATACCAATGCCTCAAAATGCTTATAAAAATTTAACATTTCAAATAGAAAATAAAATATTTTTTATAAATGGTCAGATAAATCCAGAACAAAGAGAACAAATAAGAAAGATGGTTCAAAATCAAGAAGATTACATTATTTGCGCCAATATTAAAATTATGAGCACAGGAATTAATATTCCTAATCTTCAGAATTTGATTTTTGGTTGTCCTATTAAAGCATATATTACTGTTACACAATCTTTAGGAAGATTAATAAGACTTCATAATTCTAAAAAAGTAACAAATGTGTATGATATTGATGATAAAATTGGATTTTTTAAATATCAATATAAACACAGATTTAATAATTCTTACTTACCAGAAGGTTATTTCATTAAAGAACACACCATAAAACTTTAAAAAAGATAAATAGATAAAAAGAGTGAAGATGTCTGATATTTTACAAAATAAACTTTATTCTGTATTAGGTGATGGTGGAAGACCTACAAAATTTAAATTAAATTTAATGCCTCCAAGACAATTAATGAATAAATATAATCTAAAATTTGAAGATTTAGATATTTTATGTCATGCTACAACACTTCCATCTTTAAGCGCTCAAATCACAGAATATAAATTTAAAGGTAGAACAATACCTTTACCAGGCATTCAAGAATATAATCAAACGTGGACATGCACATTTTATAATCACGAAAATCATAATCTAAGACAATTAATGATAGATTGGTTGTTATCTGCACAAACACATAATTACTCTGAAAATTTGAGCTCTTTACATAAAATAGATATAGATTTATCTATGATACATTTATATCAAGTTGATTATGAATTTGATAAAGACATGGTTGTTTATACTATGGTAAATGCTTTTCCTAAAAATATTTCAGAAATAGAATTAAATTCTGAATCTTTATCTCAGATAGAATCATTTACTGTAGAATTTGCTTATTCTTATTTTGAAATAAACAAAATTTCAGGTGTTGGTTTAACTGCAAACGATATTGCTGATAAAATACAAACGGGAATTCAAAAAATAGCGAATAATATTTTTAAATCTGTGTCTAATACTATAAAAAATAAAGTAATTAATCCATTAACAGACACTATAGCAAATTCTAAGGTTGGTAAATTTATTGGAGAATCTTTAGAATCTTTTGAAGATTTTATCGATTCCTAAATCACTAAAATAGATAAAAATCTTAAAAATTCTTTATCTAATAAAGATGAATTAGATTTATATACAATAAAATCATTTAAGTAAAAATTACTAATTTAAACCCATTTTAAACTTTTTGTGATATAATTATTTTAAATTAAAGGAGATAATATGAAATATAAAGAATTAGTTAAATTACCAGACAATAAAATGTTTGATGTAATTATGAATCTTCCAATTCTAGAAGTTAGAGACATATATTATGAAGCTCTAGAAGCTGAAGATTCATATAAAAGAGAATTTATATTAACAACAACTGAATATTTTTTAGAAAGAAGATTAGATACAAGACAATTTTAATTTTTAAATGATATAATAATACAAATTTTAAATAAAAAGGAGATAATGTGGATTATCAAAAACTTTTAACTCTTTCATCAGATGAAATAACAGATTATATTATGAATCTGCCAATGTTTGAAATAAGAGATTTATATCAAATTGCTATAGATCAACCAGATTCAGCAACAAGAGACACGGTTTTGAATATGTGTGAATATTTTTTGGAGGATTAAAATGAATGATTATTTAAAAACTTTAAGCATTTTGATAGTTTTATGTATTATAATCTTCTTTATAATTTATTAAGGAGCAAAAATGAAAAATGATTTCCAGATGTTATCCGACAGGGAACACATATTAAAACGAAACGCGATGTATATTGGTTCTATTGATTTTGAAGAACAAGAAGATTTTAATTTTGATAATGATCATATAAAATATGAGAATTTCAAAATAATACCAGGACTTTGTAAAATAATAAACGAAGTTATTGATAATTCAATAGATGAAGCTATTAAAACTAATTTTAAATATGGAAATGAAATTTCTATTATTATAGAAAAGGATAAAGTTCAAGTTCAAGATAATGGTAGAGGAATTCCTGTTGTAAAACAAGGAGATTTTTACCAACCTTATTTATGTTGGGGAAGAGCAAAAGCTGGTTCCAATTTCGAAGATGACAATCATATCCAGATGGGCATGAACGGTATTGGTAGCTATTGCACAAATGTATGGTCGGAAAAATTTATTGGAGAAACAGATGATGGAAAAAATTCATATAAAGTAACATTTAAAAATAATGCAGAAACTTTTACAGAATCTATTTCAAAATCTAAATCTCAAGGAACAACTGTTACATTTTATCCAGATTTAAAAAGATTTAATATAACAGAAATAGATGAAAATCATGTAAATTACATTTATCAAAGAATACTCTGTTTAGCAAATATTTTTGATAAAATTAAATTTAAATTTAATAAAAAATTAATAAGAGTCAAGAATTTTAAAGAATTTGCAAAATTGTTTAATGAAAATTTTGAAATATATGAAACAGATGATGTTAAGATAGCAATAATGCCAAACGATTCTGATGATTTTAAACATTTTACATATGTAAATGGTCTTAAAATAAGAGATGGCGGTATTCATGTTGATACAATTATTAAAAATGTTGTCAATATTATTAGAGATAAAATATCTAAGAAATATAAAAACATTAAGCCTGGTGATATTAGAAATAAATTAATGTTAGTTTCTTTTATAAAGAATTTTCCATCACCTAAATTTAATTCTCAAACAAAAGAAAAATTGACCAATTCAGAAGCTGAATTTAATAAATTCTCTAATATAGATTATTCTTTTGTTAATAAAATTCTTAAAAATAATGCTTTTATAGATCCAATTGTGGAAATTTATAAAATTAAAGAAGAATTTGAGAATAGAAAAGCACTAAAAGGTGTTGAAAAAGTTAAAAAAATTAAATCAGATAAATATTTTAAAGCAACGAAATCGAATAAATATTTATCAATTTGTGAAGGTTTTTCTGCTTTTTCTGGTATTTCAAAAATTTTAGGCAATCAAGATTGGTCATATTTTTCATTAAAGGGAAAACCATTAAATGCTTGGGAAATAACTCATCAAAAATTTGCAGCTAATAAAGAATTGTCTGAATTATATCAAATAATAAAGAATGAAAATTTCGAAAATGTTGTTATAACTTCCGACGCTGATTTGGATGGTATACATATAAATTCTTTATTAATAGCTTTCTTTGAGAAGTATATGCCAGAATACAAAGACAGAATATATAGGTTAAACACGCCTGTAAAAGCCAATAAAAAGAACGGAAAATTAACAGCTTGGGTATATGATTTAAATGATGAACTTCCGATAAAACCAGGTGAGACACAATCATATTATAAAGGTCTTGGTTCTTGGAATGTTGATGACTTAGACCACGTTATCCAAAAAGATGGTTTAGAGAAAATGTTAGTTAAGTTTAAATTTGATTCTAAAGAGGTAATCGATGATTTTATGTCAGATAAAAAATCAGATGCAAGAAAAGAATATATTTTAAACAATACTTTTTCTATAGCAAAAATTTAAAATTACAGGAGATTTAATGAAAATAAAAGATTTTGAAAAATTATTTAATGATGTTAAAGAATAATATAAAATTGATTCTGATTTAAATATCTGGGTTGGTGATAATCCTCTTAAAAGACCTTTATTATATGGTATTAAAGAAGTTGTTCCTGTTTTTCATAATAAAAAACTTCAAGGAATTAGTATAGAAATAGATACAGTATCTATAGAAAAATATCTTAGATAATTGGTAATTTAAATGATGTATAAAATATTAATATTTTTAATATCAGTGTTAATTATATTAATAATAAATGTATTTTATTATGCTTCAAAATATGATACTATTAAAATTAATGGAATTAATATATTTTGTGAAGGTAATAAATCTTATTATTATACTAATTCAGAACCAATTATTTCAAATATTATTTTAAATGATAATAATTATTCTTTAAATTTAATAATAAGAAATTATAAAGAAGAAAAAGTTTTTATAGATAAAAATGTTTGTTTTAAATAAAGTTTAAAATTAATTTGATATAATTTTAAATAAATATATTAAAAAGGTTTAAATTATGAATTTTAATGATATATTAAATTCACAAATTAATGAAGCACTAGATTTAAAACAAGATAAAAAATATTTTGATTTATTAATTAAAAGTGCTCCAAAATTATTAAAAGTTTTGGAATTTGGAGAATCATATCCGAGTGTTATTGAATTGAAAAAACAATTAAATATTATAACTTCACAAGAAGTTGTTCCATTTCTTCAAAAGGCGGAATATAGTTTTAGTAATTATGAACGAGAAGTAATAGAAAAATTAACAGGAAATAGTTCAAATAATTATTTTTGTTTCTTTAATAAAACAAAACTTGATAACACAACATCAATCGAAGTCGTAAAAGACGAAATAAATAATGCCTCTAAAATAAATTTAACTGTTATAATAGAAATATGTGATTCTATTATTGGTCTCAATAAATTATTTGCATTTATTGGAAAACACATGGCAAGCGTTAAAGATATTAAAGAGTTAAAGGACTTTTATAAAGCTAGAACTAATATAGTGTATACATCAAAAACAGGCGAACAATATACGGTTGATTATAATAATAATCAATTGAATTTTTATGTAAATAGCAAACGTATATTTTATATTCATAATTATATGAATAACAAAGAAGCTTTATATGATGAAAAAACAGGACAACGTTATGAGTTAAGTCATGCTGATTTATCACTTTATAGTAAAATGTTGTCTTCATCAACAGTAAAACTCGCAGAAGATGTTTTAAAATTATTAAAAACTAAATTGTTTTTTAATGACGTTAAAGATATAAAATATAAAAGTGCTGTTGCTAGATATATTTTAATGTCAAATAACATAGATTTATTTAATTTTGATATTAAAGATGCAAGATATATTTTTGTTGAAGCAATAAAAGACACCTTTAGGCAAAATCATGATAGAAATATAATGTTTAATACTCTTGATATTAAATGTGAAAAAGATAGTGATTTAAACTATGTGTTAAAAGTTAACATTATAGCAAAATTAAATCCATTTCAATAAAATTAATTAAAAATTAAACTTATTTTGATATAATTTTAAATATTTTAATTTTAAATATTAAAGGAGATATTATGAAAATACAAGAATATATTAAAAGTCCATATATAAAAATGGTTAAATTTTTGAAGAAAGATGAAATAACTTCTGATTTTTTTATCGATTCTAAATTAGAATCTGATTTGATAGAAATAATTTCTTATAATGCTTATATAGATGAATATGATGGATATAAATCTGTTACAATAAAAGCTAAGAAAGATTGTTATTTAGGTTTAAATATAGAAACTTATTCTAATTATGATTCTCATGAAGCTGACGTAGATTATCTAATCATAAAAGTTTTAGAAGTTTAAATCACCAAATATTTTTTAAAAAAGATAAATAATTTAAAATTTTAAAAAGGTTTACGATGACATTTAAAGATTTAATGTTTAATAAAATAGATGAAAATGCTCCTATTTCACAAGGACCAAACGCTCCTGTTTCAAAAGATGTTATAAATTACGCAGATTCTGATACAGTATCAAAAGCTGATTTAATAGCTCTTATAAATGATTTAGAGCCAGATGAAATTAACTTTATTGCTTCTTATGTTGCTGATGGCTTAGCAGATTTAGAAAAAATTTATGCTGAAAATCTTGATGAATCTGAAGAAGATGACGATGATGAAGACAATGAAGACAATGAAGATAACGATGACGACAAAGATGATTCTGAAGAAGATGAAAAAAATGAAAAATGTTCAGATAAGGATTGTGAAGATCCAAAATGTCCAACTCATGGAAAGAAAAAAGACAAGGAGTAAATATGTCTTTTAAAGATTTTATACAAAATGAAAATGTTTCTAAAGATACAAAATTAGAAGATAAAATTAAAAAAATTGTATCTGATGAAATTGATTATAAAAATATAAAGTTTGATTATTCTGATAATGAAATGAAAGTTTATATTACTCCAGAAGATGAAGATGAAAATTGTCTTATATTAGGAAAAAAATTGGAAAAATTATTTAAAAATAAAATTCCAGGATTTATGGTTTATAATGATACTAAAAATAAAGGTTCATTTACTATTGATTTATCTGTAGAACATATTAATGAAAACGCAATAAACGATGTTCCTGCTCCTTTCCAAGGAATTTTAAAAAGGTTTGATGGATATTTAAAATTTCAATTTGGTAAAATTGAATTCGTAAATTGTCAAGTAGAAAAAAGTAATATATTTATCAAATATAAATCAACCAAAAGTAATAAAGGACATAAATTAACGTTTAAAGTAACAGATAGTCTTGATCGTATGTTTGGATATATGTTTGTAATTAGACCCGTTTCTGGAAAATTAGATTCTGAAGACATTATAATTAGTGTTGCTCCAAAGAAACTATTTTTGGATAAATTTGATGGAAAATTTGAAAAAACAATGTCATATTGTTCTAATGAACTTACTAAAAATTTAAAAGAATCAGATGAAAAAACATTATCAGAAGAAGTTCAAATGTTAATGTCTGAAAGACCTTCTTTAATTGTTAAAGCAGGTAGATTAAAAAAATTGAGAAAATTTCATAAAACATCTCAGTTTAAAAATGTTATTCATAAAAAGAATTTAAGAGCTCTTAAAACAGCTGCTGGTATTAAAAAGAAAAAAGCCAAAAAAAGATATATGAAAAAATATACAAGAAAATATGGTAAAATCATGGCTTTAAGACAAAAGAAATATCAAAATATTGTAAAAGAAAATTATATAGAGCAATTAAATAGTTTAATTATTTCAAAAGTTAATGAAAATAATTTTCAAACTATTTATAACTTTATAGAAAGTATTTAAATATGAAATTAAATGAAATATTATTGGAAAATGCAAAAAAAGAGAAGCTGTTTGAAACAGCTTCTTCTGATATAGAAAATTATGAAGAATTTCTTAATTCTGTAATATCAGATAATATTAGAACATTTATAGGTTATGATATTGCTGATGTTCAACCATTAAAACAACCAACAGGTAGAATATTTGCAAGATCTTCAAGATTAGATAAATTTGAAATTGTTTCAAAACCTGTTACAACAACTGAGAAAAAATCAACTATTGAAATTTCTCAAGAAGCTCAAGACGATTTAAAGGCTTTAACAGGTTCAGATGAATTGTTAACAAATTTTATAGTTGCAAAAACAAAAAGAGATGAATCTCTTGCATTAGTTGCTGCTTTAAAAGCTGCTGCGATTCCTGTTAATAATATTACAATTACTGGTGATAATTTAGATAATCATGAAACAAATTTATTCTTTATTTCTAAAAAAGTGAATGAAGAAATAGCTAAAATGAATAAAGATAACTTTAAAACATATGATGCTGCTGTAATTTTACCTGTAAATAATGCTGGTGGTATTTTAGGAATGAGTTTTACTTATTCAAGGTCTTTAAATGTTGTTGATGATACAAATAAAGCCAGAGATTATTATTTAGGATCAATTAACCAGGTTTCATATTATATAAATCCAGATCCAAATGAAACTGAAGTAATAATTACTTTAAATTCTAAAACAGATAAAGGTGTATCTGGTTTAATTTATAGTCCTTATAATTTAATTGTAACATCTTCAAAACATTTTGAAACTGCTCATTCATTTTATAATGTCTTTTTAAGAGATGCATTTACTATAAATCCAATGCATAATGCTA